CATCACGCCAAGTGTCAAGGCTGCAGCCAAGACTGTGGCAAGTTTCTTAAATGAATTCATTCTTCTCCTTATTAGTTTATATTAAGTTTAGTTTATCCAAGAAATTCTTAACATCGTTAGGCATTTCCCGATTATCTAATTCTACCATACGTTGCTGTTTCTCCGCAAGTCGTGTTGAAGAACTCCAAGTATGGACATCTATCTCTGTACTACTAGTCTTTTGTGTGTGAGATATTGCTCCAAATACCGCTCCACAAACCGCATCAGCCAAGTCCTTTGATTTTTTGCGAGGATGATCAACCCTATTTCCCTTCATTATTTTTAATTCTGACATTTCTTCTAATAAAATTGGAATCATTGGTATAGCAACACGCTCTTCGTAAATCATCATGGCCAAGTCTTCATAATGCTTTTTAGCAACTGAAACAGTTTCTGTTCTAATTCCAACAGCCTGCAACTCATTTTGAATATCAAAAGACTGCCAACGGTCAAAAGAAACCATGCCAATATTAAATCCTTCTCTACGTAGATTAATAATCCACTGCTTTACCTCAGATAAATTTACTGGACCTTCTGCCCTTGGCTCCCACCATGCAACGGCATCAACAATAACAATAGGGGCTACCTGTTCATAATCTTTAATAACTTGAATATTAACCCACTTGTCCACATGAGCAATGGCAACGGCACACTTGTCATGTTTTTGTGCAAGGTCAGCATGAATGTAATATATTTTTTCTGGATCTGCTTTAAAGGTTGCATCAAATCTTCTAAAAGAATCTAATGGATTTCTAGCGTTCATACATTTTTCTAGTTTTTCTTTTTGTTTAAAAAATGCATCAGATGCAAAAGTTGGAACACATGCAAAACGCATCATTGCATCACCTAAGTCTGTATAAAATGCTAATTTAAAATCATCTATTTTACGAGTAGGGTTTACTTCCCAAGTAGGTCTTTTAAGTGCTAAAATTTTAGGAACTTTGTATGAAACAATATCGTCTTCTTCCCAACTAATTTCAAATTGATTATTAACATCGTCATGTGGTAGGTCTTCATTCATAATAAAAACGTGTTTCTTTTCTACTGTTTCTTTTTCTGCAATTACGTCATCATATCTTTTAGAAATAAAGTCTCCTTGATACCGTGGAAAAGAAAGTAAAACTACTTTACCAAGATCTGGGAAACGAGAATCTACGGATCCACGAAACGCTTTATAAATGTTTTCTGCAGTTTTACCTTGCTCATTGCCAGTTCCAACTTCAGATGCAAAACCAGAAATCTCATCAAGCACTGCAAGTAATAAGTTTAAACCTTCATGCGACTCTCTTTCTGAGTGACCAGAATAAACTGTAATTGATTTATCAAATTCTATTGAGTCTGCTTTAGCATTATACTTACCAGCAAACCAAGGAGATTTTTCAATCTTTGTTTTAAAGCCTTTAAAGAAAACGTTTTTTGCTTGTTGTGCATTAATAGCAACGTTAATTAAATCTATTGCATCTCCACTTGGTTTTCCGAAATATCTTGCAGGGTCTTTAAGACATAATAACTTATAAACAATATAAGCACAAGCAACAGTAGAGGTAAAATCTTTGCCAGAACCTTTACCCAACTGTAAGATAATTTCATTTTTAGTATATTTATCATAATATCTTGCCCCTTCTACAGAACCATATAGTTCTTGTAAATCTTCTTTTTTATAGATTTGACTCATTGCTTCCACAATGTCATATTGAATTGAGGATAGCGGTGGCTGACCTAAATAATCAGAAGACTCAACAAATGTTTTTGCATCTACTGGCTTTTCTTCAAATTGATTCTCTTTTAATACTTCAAGAAAATCATTGAACATCGTGGACAATTGTAATCACTTCTCCTTCTTTGGCGATCTGAGAAAGACGTTGCATAATTAAGTCACGTATTTCAGGATGTTCTGAAGCAACATCTCTTAAAATTCCAATAAGAACTTCTTGCTTACGCTCAATCTGAACCATCTCTTCTGCAAGTTCTTTATTTTCAAGAAGTCCAGCCTTTTGCAACATTTCAATTCTAGACTTTTCAATATCCATAACTAACTTAATTGCTTGAGTTTTAGCACTAAGATTATTAGTTAAACTTGATTCATCAATAACTTCATAAGCCTTTGTAATTAATTTACTATAGTGTGTGTCTGCTCCAGCAAGTGCTTCTTTTGCACGGGCACGGATAGCATCATTAGCAGATGCCATGACTTTCCATTCATTAATTAACGTAACAACACGGGTACGTGGCATATCTAATTCTTTAGAAATTCTGGTAGGATCTTGACCTTTAAGGTATTCTGTTACAACCTTATTTACTTCATCAAGGTGCTGAATTAAGTCTGTCTCAGTTGACATATTTTCCTTCTAATCTATTGATTTCATCTTTGATATAAAAAATTGCTTTTTCTAAATCTTGTATTGTTTTGGCCTCATCCTTTAATCCTGCTCTCCACAGATATTTAAAAGCATTACCTATATTAAAATTTCGATGTCTTGTAATTTCTATACACTCTACACCGCTTGGGTCAGTTGTATAATGAATCGGATGATTAACTTGATCAACCGTAATGTTTAAATTATTACTCATCGCTTTGATTTCCTTAATCCAAATTTTGCAAGGTGTACATAGATTGTTTCTATGCTTACCCCGCACTCTTTAGCAATTTCTTCTGGAGATTTTTTATCCATAAGATACCTCTTACGAAGCCAAACCTCTGACTTATACAGTTTACCACTCATAGTATTATTTGTCAACTCCTATTGCTTTATTCCAATTATTAATAGCCCAGTGGCCGATGCCACAAGCGTCAGCAACGTCATTATCGTTAATAGTTTTATCATAGATGATTTCAATTAACTTCATAGTCCTTTCTTTTCTAAACTGCCGTTCAAATGTTTTATACCAAGAATCTGATTTACCAGGATTTTGTGATCTTATAACCAACTGTTCTTCTTTTGTTAATTTTTTATTACCTAAATAATTTTGCCATGTAATTGGAGAGACCTTACCAAAAGAATTAATACCAGATAAACTAGCAGCACCAAGTAGTGCCCCTTGAACTAGCGCCAAGTCAGCAGCAGTTTTAGGACTATTCATATAAACGGTATGCTCAATAACAATAGCATCTACTGATTTAAAATATTCAAACAAAGCCTTAGATTTTCTACAAGCATCAGCGACTTTGTCATAAATATCATTACCTTCAAATTTTATTTTGCCAATATCTCCAAGGCTTTTATTTACGTAAAAAGCAAAAGCAAGACTATTAGTACTGGCATCAATAGCACAAATATTTTTAGGCTGAATCTCTATGCCCCACTTATTCTTGCTCATAGTCAAAAAATCCTTTTATTTGTTTTAACATCTTGTCAACTTCTTTTTTACTTACATTACAATTAGAACAAAATCCAGAGTCGTTATATATGGATAACTGTTGTCCACACCCACCAAAACATTTTCTAACTTTGCCAATTCTTTTTTGTCTACGGGTAATGTTATACCTTTCAACAATTTTATCTTTTGTTGCGGCATCTCTACACTTTTCCCCGCAGTAAATTTGATAACTTACGTTGGGGGTAAAAGCATTGTTACACTTTTCACAAAGTTTCACTAAGCCCCTCAAGAGGTTTTATTTTAAGAACCCCTACTTCTGCCTCTGCACAGGCTTTTTGAATAGGGCAACCCTTGCAGATTTTAGAGTTAGACCTATATGTTTTAACTGGAATATCTCTATCTGTCCAAGCCTTACGAACTTGTCTCATCCAGTCAAATGCGTAGTCAATCCATTTGCGGTATTCGTCATTAACTTGCACTGGAAGTGTTAATAGTTCATGATTATTTTTATTTTCATAAATTAAAACACCCTTGTCTTTCTTTAATATTTTCATATACATTAACAACTGCATTAGGTGCCCACCCTTGGGCTTCCTATTTGCTTTCTTATATTCAAATCCATCGTTTGGCATTGTTTTAATTTCACCAACAATAGACTGCCCATTAAAGTCAAGCATGGCATCGCCATAACCAAATATTGGTGGATCATCTGATTTAACTGTAAACTCTAGCGCAGGATGTTTTTGCTTGCCATATTTTCTTTCTGCTGTTTCAAACTCCATAGTTTTATCAAGAATGTCAGCACTAATCATTGCATCTTGAATTCTATCGTGACTTAAGGTACCGCTGTTTCTATTTGCCACGCCATAAGGATCTGCATTGTCATAAAATACTGCGCCATCAAATGCAAGATACCAAAAACGAGCACACTCTCCAGAACCCCAAGCCAAGCCAGATGGGGAAAAAGAATATTTCTTAGTAAATTTTGGTTTAATATCAGCAATATATCCGTGTTGAATAGCCTGTACTAAACCTTCAGTATAGTCAATATCTCCATTATGGATTGGTTCGTCTTTCTTAATCATAATCTGTTTTAATAAGTTTTTAGTCATTTTTATCCTTTGTTTTATATAAGTATAGCAGGTTAGCGTATTATGTATTTTAATGCTGATACTAGGTTATTAATTGATTCTGCTGCCGTGAAATATATGTTCTTTTTTGCTCTGTCACTTTTATCTACATTGGCCATCCAAGTTGCTCTGAATGACATTTTTGCTGCTATCGCTTGAAG